ATTTGTTCAGTCTCTTCGGCAAGATTGACCAGTTGGTCTATCTTTGCACCCAGAGTTATCTCAACAAATTCAGACAACTTAGGGTCTACCACCTTTGGCACAACAGGCTTTAGATGGTAGTCACTTACGGGTGGCCTCTCAATTGAGAGTCCTTGAAGATCGAGTCTTTCACTTATTACATTAAATAATAAGTTAACTCGTTCAGCCAGCAAGACCTTCTCTTGTATAGAGGGTCCCTTCTCGAGAATCTTATCAGTCAAACTGATAATCTCGTCCATGAATGAACTAATTACTCGTTGGGTAATTGGTTCATACCGTGAGTCCGAAGGTATTATACAACCTGTGATGGTTGGATAATCCTTTGTACGTTCGAGGATAATCCTGTAGTCCAGCTCATTCATATGAGTTGGAATCCAGGGTTTCACCAAAGAACGCTCTTTGATGGCTGACCATATTACGTGCTCACAAGCACTTAAAGTGGCCCAGTCTCCTAACCCATAAGGTTCTGGAGCATTCATCAAAGATTGTACTGTTCTTATTACATTTTCGTTGTAATTTAACAGTATTGGATTGTAGTATTTATAATTTACTACAGCTTGGTCGATATCAAGGGCATTGAAGGTTTTAAGCTTCTTTTGCTCATAAATATCGTCTTTAGTCACAATCTTAGAACAGATATTAACTATCTTACTAGATTGTAGACACTTGGTAGCTTGGATTGAAACCCCAAGCTTCTCCATACTTTGTTCATAAAGGGCGAACATTTGTTCATCCTTACAGACAAAGTCGTCCCCGATCACCTTGAAAGGTAAATGAGTTAAATTTAACCTTTCATGTGGGTGGGCTTCCATCCAAAGGATGGTAGCAAGAATTCCATGTGCTAGTGAAGCTAATGGAAAGGACGGGTAGGTACCCATAGGTGTACCTGCGGCATAGTGAATGGATACCCTTTCAAATTGAACGGGACCATTCACAACTAGATCAATTGATGTAAAATCAAACTGATCGATGAACCCTCTGTCAAGGAGGGACTGCAGGACCAATTTCTGAAATTGATAAGGAAATCGGTCAGTAAAGGACTTTAAATCATAAGACTTAAAAGTCCGCGGATTCAGAAGATAATCATTCTGAATTAACCAGTCCTGGACTTGTCTTTGACAAACCAGGTGGGAGAATACTCCCTCACAGGGCCAAGGTTTAAGGAAATCCTTAATCTTGACACTTGCCGCGTATGTTACGCACTGTGCAATAGCACATGGTACACATACTATCCTATCCTTGAGACCAAACTCAGGGACTGCAGAGATTCCTTGTATAGGAACTTCTGGGTCTAAATCGACCTCAGGAAGGTCCTGTATTTCGGAACCTTTCATAGGAACTCCTGTAAATACAGAAGCGATGAACTCATCCTTAAACTCGTCATAAAGTTGACGGAATAATGGATGACGAAGCCAATCTCTCCATTTAGTGATGGAAAGATCGCACATGAGAACCCTATTACGTTTTGAAATAGGTTTCCCTT